TTGCAAGACATAGAACATCTGACATTTACTTGCAAATGAAAGGTAAACGTAGAGATACACTAGGTCGTATGTATCGTGCAATATTAGAACCATTATGCTTATTTGCAGGAAAGGTAGGTAAATAATGGGCGCACCAGTATTAATTCCAGCAGCAATTGGTGCTGTTAGTTCAGCAGCAATGGGTAAAAACCCACTCTTAGGTGCAGCAATGGGTGGTGCATTAGGTGGTGTAGGTTCAAGTTTATTTGGTGGTGCAGCAGCAGGTGCAACAGGTGCAGCTCAAGCAGCAACTCCAGCATCATTATTTGGCACTACAGAAGCTATTAGTCCATTTACTCCTACAGGTGTATTAGGAACACAAACAATGAACTCAGCATTAACAGGTATGCAACCTGCTTTAGGTATGGCAGGTGAACAATTTGCAGCACAAAATGCACCTTTATATACAGGTTCTACAGGTATGTTTGATGTAGGTGGTACACAAAATCAAATCTTAGGTGGTTTAGGTCAACAAACAGCAATGGGTGGTGGTGGATATGACCCATCATTTATGGGCGGTGTAAAACGTGGTATTGAGTCAGGTTATGGTTCATTATCAGATTGGGCTAAAGCTAATCCTATGCAGGCATTATCTACAACAGGTCAAATGGTTCAAGCAGTAAGTCCACAAGAACAAGCTCAACAAACTATGCAACCTGCAATTCCTCCAATTACTAGAGGAACATATAATACTGCTCCTACATTAGGTCAAGGTCAAAATGAAAAAGTTGCTACAAGATTGCAAATAACACCTAACCAATTACAACTATATCCTTCATATTTTAGAGGAGGCTATTAATATGGCTTTTTTTGATACAAATACAAACCCATTTGCAGGTATGAATATATTTGGTGCTAAACCTAGTGAAGCACTTACTGGTATTCTTAGTCCTGTAGACCAAGAAAAACTTAAAAACCAAGCATTAGCACAAGGTGTTTTAGGTGGTCTTGCAACATATCTATCTACTCCTAAAAACTTAGGTGCTGGTAGTCCATTACCTTACTTAGGTAAAGCATATCTTGGTGGCATGCAACAATCACAAGGTGTTTATGATACAGCATTAAAGAGTAAAATGGATGCTATCACAATGGCTAAAAATATGAAAGAACTTGAAATGTCAGGAATGACAGATGTTCAAAAACTATTAAAAGCTAAAAATGAGTTAAATCCTAATAGTCAAACATATCAAGGTGACAAAGCAGCACTTGATGCTGCTATTAATAAACTTACTAATGTTGACTCTACATTTATTAGAAACTATGAATATGCTGTTCAAAAAGGTTACAAAGGTACTCCAGAAGATTGGCAAAAACTTAATATTATTACTCAACAACAATATTTAGAGCCATATAGACAACAAGAGTCAGAATATAAATATGGAACACCTGAACAATCAATTTCAGTAACTGCTGGTGGTAAAACATATTATTTTAAAGATAAAAATTCAGCAAACTTATTTAAACAGAAAGCAGGTATTAAATAATGGCTACTTTAGATGAATTAGCATCACAATTTGGTGGTAGTACTAAACCATTTGGTATGCCTCAAGAAGCACCAGAAGGAGTAAGAACACCATGGCAAGGATTACCTCCAGCACGTGCTGACCAAATGAGACAAAGAGCATTTGAAGAAGGTCAAAAATATTTACGAGATAATGCTGCTATTGTTAATCAAGGAGCTGGAGTATTAAAACAACTTGAAGATTTTGGTGAATTAAATAGACAATCACGAACAGGTGCATTGTATGAAGGTTCTTTAGCTTCATTTATGCCTGAGTCATTACGTGGTGCAGATGAAAAAGTTATGCAAAGTATTACTGCTGACTTAGCACCTCAAAAACGTATTGCTGGTTCTGGTACAACATCTGATAGAGATATTGCTTTATATCTACAATCATTACCTTCTATTGAAAAAGGTGGTGACGTTAATCAACAAATTCGTGAAAACTATCGTAAACAATATGAAAAAGCAAATGCTAAATTACAATTTATGCAAAACTATTTTGACCAATATGGTCATCTAAATGGTGCAGATGCTTTATGGCAACAACAAAATAAAGTAGTTAATCAAAATCCACCTGCTGGAGCAACAAATAAATTATTTAATGCAGCAGACGCAATCATTAAAGGAAGGTAAGCATGGCTAGCGCAGCAGAATACGCACAATGGATAACAGAAAATGCTGATAAAAAAGGTACACCTGAATTTAATACAGTAGCTAACGCTTATCAAGCTGCTAAAATTCAAGAACAAAAAGGTTCTAAACCATCAGGTTCTTTAGTTGAAAGTATTAAAAGTGGTATTAGCGATATTAAAGAGTTATTTCCACAAAATCATGAAGAATATTTAGCTTTAAGAGCTAAAATTGGTAATCCTACTCGTGATGAAATGTTAAAAGAATATAGTCAAATTGGTTTAAATTTTGCATCTCCATCTGGTGTAGGTCAAGTTACATCTAAACTATTTCCAGGTATGGCAGAAACAGTTTCTAATGTAGCAAAACAAACTATTCCTGAAAAACTCATGCAAAGTGCTTTAAAACCATTACAAAAGCAATTAGAGTCAGGTCAAGCTAAAACAGCAATTCAAACTTTACTTAAAGAAGATGTAAACCCTACATTAACTAAAACAATATTTGGTAAAGGTATAGATACTTTACAAGCTAAAGTTGATACTTTAAACAGTCAAATTGTAGACATTATTAAAAACTCTAAAGGTACTGTTAATAAATCACAAGTAGTTGCATATTTAGATGACTTAGAAAAAAATGCTTTAAATAGTGCATTACCTGCTGGTGATATTGCAGCTATACAAGCAGCAAGACAAGAGTTTTTAGCTCACCCATTGCTTAAAAATCTTGAAGAGATACCTGTTCAATTAGCTCAAAAACTTAAAGTTGGTACATACAAAAGTCTTGGTGAAAAGGCTTATGGTGAACTTAAAAGTGCTACTGTTGAGTCAGGTAAAACACTTGCACGTGGTTTAAAAGACTTAATTGGTAAAGCAGAACCAGGTGTTCTTGGTCTTAATAAAGAGTCACAAGCATTATATGATACTTTAGATGTAGCTGAACGTAGAGCATTTATGGAAGCTAATAAAGATATTGCAGGTCTTTCAACATTATCTAAAGATGTTAAAAATCAAATAGCAATGATGGCTGATAGAAATGCAAATTTCAAAGCATTATTAGCAAGAACTATTTATAAAGCTGGTAAAACTGGTGAAAAGTATAGTGGTTTATTAGGTAAAGAAATTCCCTACACATCTACAACAGGAAAAGAAGTTATCCCACCTCTGTTAGTCAAGGGCGGTGGTCTATTAAGTCAATTTAACGAATAAAGGATTTTAGAATGAGTGATATTGACCCATTCAAATACGGACAACTTGTGGCTCAAGTTGAACAAATGGAAAAGAAAATAGACAAGTTGGAAGCAGGTATGGATGAACTACTAGCTTTAGCTAACAAATCTAAAGGTGGATTTTGGGCAGGTATGACCATAGCTTCATTTATCGGTGGTTTATTTACATTTGTTATGCATAACTGGTTAGGAAAATAAAATGCAAAAATTTCTCATGGCAGTTACTTTAGTATTGCTATGGTTATTTCTATATGACTATGCTGAGGGTAAAGAACTTCCAAAAGAAATGGTAATGAAAACTGAAACAGGTGAGATAGTTTTAACTTTAGAAGAATGTACATTTATAAAAATGGGTTTAAAAAACTATCCTTATGCTGCATACGCTACTGATAAAGGTAAACCTAATCACGAAGGTTGTTGGCGTAAAGATGATGTTAATGGTATGTCAGCAGTATTAATTTATTTTCCTGAAATAGATGCCACAGCAGTATATAACCCACAACAATTCTCACCACGTTCAACAATATGACGTTTATTACTGAAAACAATATAGCAAACTTGTATGACACGCTTATACAATTTCCTGTGTTTGATGAATATAAACTCCCACCAGCATCTAAAGTAGACTTCGTAGTAGTGCATGACGATACTATCTGTGGTCAATATGAACCACCAGAACAAGGTGAACCTCATGTTATTACTATATCTACTGCAAAGTGTGGACATTTAGATACAGTCATAAAGACCCTATGCCATGAAATTATCCACATGATATGTTATTTAGAGTCACCTAAAACAGATAAATACACAAGTCACAAAGGTTTATTCTTAAAACTACAAAAGAGAGTAGCTAACACACTTGGCTACGACCCTAAAGAATTATAAGGAGAATATCATAGACCCTATTACCATACTAGCAGCATTAGGACCTTTAGCAGTAGACTTAGGTAAATCACTTATTAATCGCTTTGTAGCACCTGACCAATTTAAACCTGCTACGATAGAACAATATACGCAAATGAAACAAATTGACTTAGACTTCTTTAAAGTCATGAATGAAGCTGGTAGTGGTAACCCATCATATCCATGGGTAGAAGCTATTGTAAGACTTATGCGACCAACTATTGGTTTATTAGTATTAGCAACATGGGCTACTATGCACTTAAAAGGTATTGCAACACAAGAAGTAGATAACTTTGCTAGTGCTGTAGGTTTCTATCTCTTTGGGGAACGTAGTTTATTCTACATTAAAAAGAAATGATAGTCTTAAACATACTTAACTTTATTGGTTTAGCTATACTTAAATTATTAGTCGTATGCCTATTATTCGTAGCCATGGGTTTCTCTATTTTATTTATGTATGCTATGCAATATCTCACACAAGCTCTAACTTATATAGACAAAAATGTTAATTGAAGTAAAAAGGTTTGAGTTTAAAGACACACATACTATAGGCAAAATGTATATAGATGACGTGTATGAATGTTACACGCTAGAAGATGTGGTCAGGAATGGCACTAAAGTCATAGGTAAGACTGCTATCCCTACTGGTGAATATAAACTCATTATAGACGCTTCTACACGCTTTAAACAAGATATGCCACATATATTAGACGTTCCTAACTTTACAGGTGTTCGTATTCATTCAGGCAATACATCTGCTGACACAGATGGTTGCATATTACTTGGAACAACATGGTCAGGACAAAACTTTATTGGAAACTCTAAAGTAGCTTATAAGAAGTTTTTTGAGAAGTTACAGAAAGCTAAAACAGCCACAATTAAGATATGCTAGATTATTTAATCTGCGACATATTGTGTGCCATTTATCATTTTAGGTATATGTTTCTCATGCTAATTTTATATCTAGTATATAATAAAGTATCTCAACACTAGAGAAACTTATGAAATATAAATCAGTTTTAGTTATATCTGACTTACACATTCCATATCATCATCCTGACGCATTTTCGTTTCTAAAAGCACTTAAAAACAAATACAAGTTTGACCATGTAGTCAATATAGGTGATGAGTTAGACCAACACGCTATCTCTATGCACGAACATAACCCAGACTTATACTCTCCTGGGCATGAATTAGAACAAGCTAAAAAGAACGTAAAAGAACTAGAAAAGATATTCCCAAAGATGACTCTAGTTCACTCTAATCATAGTTCTTTAGTTTATCGTAGAGCATTAAAATATGGCTTGCCAAAGGCTTATTTAAAGCATTATAACGAGTTTTTAGGAGTGGGTAAGGGTTGGGTATGGGTAGATGACCATACTATCACCTTGAGTGATGGCAGTCGTTGTTTCTTTACACATGGCTTATCTGCTGACGTTCTTAAAGTAGCACAACAATATGGTATGAATACGGTGCAAGGTCACTATCATACTAAGTTTAGTATTGGTTATTACAGCAACCCTGATGCACTTATTTGGGGTATGCAGGTAGGATGTTTAATCCACCAAAAGTCTATGGCATTTGATTATGCTAAAAACTTCAAAAGTCGTTTTATTGTAGGATGCGGTATTATTATTAACGGACAACCAAAACTAATGCCTATGGTGTTAAAACAGAATGGGCGTTGGAATGGCACTATTTGTTAGGACAGTTATGCAACGTTCAGAAGTAGAAATTATCTGCAATCACATGATAGGTAGAGTGATTGTATCTTGTGAAGCATTACATGGTGATAGCACTATAGTCATAGGATTAGATGACGATAGCCTAATAGAAATAAGTGGTGAAGAGTTATCTGTCTATGGTGAACTAACACCTAGAGACGATTAAACACAAATCACAATACCATTACTACCTACTTGACACACAGTTACAGAACCATCTGGTGCTAGTATAGTAGTCGTTTGACCTAAAGCCTTTTCAGTTCCCCATATAGCTAATGCTGCCATCACTATAATAAATATCAGATATACTTTACTCATCATCAACTCTCCCTAACATAGCTTCTAATTCTGGTGGATTAATAGCATCTTCATCACGCATGACTTCTAATAGCTTATTTTTATACCATTCAGACTTCTCTAAATCCTGTTCTGGATTACCTTTAAATGGATAACGTAAGTCATACTTTAACTTACAACCTTTTAGATAACCAATAAACTCTTCTTTTGTTAAACGACTAGCAATTACGTCTATCGCCTCAATACCACCTTGCATATAATGCGGTGGTCTGTTTACCATATCTACCATAACTATCCCCTTATAAAAAATAAATCAATCAACTGATACGTACCATAAATAAAGCCCAATATACTAAACGCAATTAACAAGTAAATAAGCCAATCAATTACTTTTAATATCCTATCCATCTACCATACTCCCTTCCTACAGTTACAGATACTCTATTCTTAAATCGTCTATCTAATATATTTTTGTGAGTAAGTTTAGGCAAACTAAAATAACCTTGACTTTCTAAATACTTTAATCTTGACCTAGCAACTACGCATTGTTGCACAATATCTTTAATACTGCAACTAGGATGTGTTTCTATATAGTTTACAATAAACTTTGCTTGTCGTTGGTCATCTAATTTAGTGTACATCTTTTACTCCATGAGCTTGTTCTAGTAATCTAGCAAACTTAAATATTCTATCTAGTGTTAAAACTGCATTACCGTTACCAAATGCTGCTTTGTATATTTTAATTATCTCTTCTTGTGTAAGTGGTTTAGAGTCCACCATGTGCCTCCACTAATTTTTTACTATCGTATCGTGATAAACCTTTGTATTCTTCTACAGGTTCACCAGGATATAAAGGTGTTATTTTTATATGATGTGTTGTATTCTTTAGGTCGTTTAAATATGATAATTG